AAGACTTGGTATTGGATTAAATTACCATTTTATTCCACCGTTTGTAAAAACTAACTTTGCAGTTGGTGCTGCTGTTAATTTACCATTTAACAAATTAGACAGTCCTGTATTAACTGTAGATGCAATCCTCTATTTAACAGAGGATTTAAATCCGTTTGTGGAGAAGTGATGGAACCTAAAAAAAGTATAGAGTATCTTGGTAAGCTGGAACAAGCTATTAAAAAGCAGTACGGTGAAGAGGCAATAAAGAATCCAAGACAGGATTGGACACCAGAAAAAGAGCGGGAATACCAAGAACAAGCAAAAGAAAATGCAGAAAAGCTATTTAAAGTTGAAGAAAATGAAGATAAAGTAGAAAAAGATGGATTTTTAATTTCAAAAAAACTAGTTAACAAGAAGAATAATAAAAATTGTTCTGTTTGTGAGAAGTATTTACTTAACGCAAAGGATGATTTATACTTATTAAAATTTGACTGCTGCTATAATTGTTATATACAACATGTAGAAAGCAGAGAGGAGAGATGGAAAAATGGCTGGCGACCTCAAAAAAGTAAGTGATGCACTCGCAGAATTGGTAAAAGAATTAGAATTATCACTACGAGATGCAGAAAAATTCGATAATGGTAATGCTTCGGCTGGTGTTCGTGTCCGTAAAAAGGCACAAGAAGCTATTGCAAAACTAAAAGATGTTCGTAAACTAGTTTCAGAAGTTAAAGAAACTAGAAAAGGGGAGTGATCTTTAAATGGCAGCTATATCTGTTGAAGAATTAGTTAAAGGCATTAAGCAGGCAGCTGCTAATGCTTATGACGGTGCTAAAGATAAGGATGGTAAAGCATTAAAAACTGGTCTTGACCGGGATAATGAATTACTTGATCCACGCACAATGCGAACAATTGATGGTTTTACTGTCAAGGTTTGTGGTCCAAAACAATTGTGCGTTACTTACCATCTACAAATGATGGCTAAACACAAATTAGCTGCTCTTGAAAATAAGCTAGAAGAAGAAATAGAAGATCGTATTCAAGAGATAGTTGCCTATTTGAAGAAAGAATTTAAGAATGTCACCGGTTCTACCTTGAGTCTAAAAATGAAAGGTAAAATTCAATATGAAGTTGAAGCTGTTTCAATGGTTCGTACTAACTTAAAAGGTATGTGCAATTATGAAATAACAACTGGTGAAGAAGTAGAAACCGAAGAAAAGCAAACAAAAGAATTAGACAAAGAAGTAGAAAAATTCCTTGCTGTTGATAAGGATAAATTCCCCGGCGTTAAAAAAGCCCAAAACGATACCCGCAAAAAAGAGAAGTCGGAGGAAAAGAAATGAAAATTAAAATCACTGAAGAACGTTTTAAACAGATTCTAAAAGAAGAAATGGAAGCACTTGCTACCATTGGACACGCTACTACAATGGAAGAAGAAGCACCACCAGATATGTTTGGTGAACCAGATGAAGAAGGTGGAATGGCAAGAGGTGAGTTATTTAAAATAGCCAAATATGGTCAAGAAGTTCGCAAGATGTTGCAGAATGACGATCAATTACCAGCATGGGTTCAATCAAAGATTACAAAGTGCGCAGCTATGATGGGCGATGTAAAACACTTTTTAGAAGGTCAAATGGCTGATCAAAGCGATGAAATGGCCCCAGAACAAGAAGATGATATGGGTGATGAAGAAGTAGAATTGGGTGATGATGAAAATCTAGAAGAAATCATTCAATCAGCACTAGAAGAAGTTCTTGTGAACGAAAAAAAAAAGTAAAGTGAATCCTTGGGCAATTTGCACAGCACAAGTTGGTAGAGAAGACGAAGATAAATATGAAAGTTGTGTAATGGGTGTTAAAGAAAAACACGGTATAAAGAAATAAACTCCCTAAATTAAGCTAGAAACCCAACTATTTAATGTAGTTGGGTTTTTTATTTATATGGCATATAAACTTACAAAAGAGCAAGTCAAAGAAGAAATACGTAAATGTGGAAATGATCCAATCTATTTCCTTAAGAATTATGTAAAGATTACGCACCCTTTGAAGGGTCAAATTCCATTTACCACATTCGATTATCAGGATGTTCTGCTAAACGATTTCAACGATCATCGTTTTAATGTCATCCTAAAAGCCCGTCAGTTGGGTATTTCAACCATTGTTGCTGGTTATGCAACTTGGCTCATGTTATTCCGTCGTGAAAAGACGGTTCTTGTATTGGCAACCAAATTTAAGACTGCTGCTAACTTGGCTGCAAAAGTCAAGAAGATGATGAAAAGCATTCCAGAATGGTTGCGTATAGCAGAAATTACAATCGATAACCAAACTTCATTTGAACTCTCAAACGGTTCCAATATTAAGGCTTCTACCACATCAAAAAGCGATGCTGGTCGTTCAGAAGCATTATCACTATTAATTATCGACGAAGCTGCACACGTTGAAAACATGGAAGAACTTTGGACAGGTATCTTTCCTACAATTTCAACCGGTGGTCGTTGTATTGCTTTAAGTACACCAAATGGTGTTGGTAATTGGTTTTATAAAACTTACACAGATGCCGAGAATCAAGTAAATAATTTCCATCCAATTAAATTGCCATGGCACGTTCATCCAGACAATACTCCGGAATGGTTTAAAGAACAAACAAAGAGTATGTCTCGTAGAGACATTGCACAAGAATTTGAATGTTCATTTAATATGTCTGGTGAAACAGTTATTCACCCAGATAATATGGGAATGATTAAAGATGCCATTCTTGAACCAAAATATCGAACAGGTTTTGATAGAAATTATTGGATTTGGGAAGAACCACAAAATGGTAATTCCTATATGGTTATTGCTGACGTTGCAAGAGGTGACGGTGGTGACAATTCAGTATTCCATGTTATAAAATTAGAAACAATGGAACAAGTTGCTGAATATCAAGGCAAACCGGTTCTTGAAATGTTTGCTTCTATGTTAAATTCAGTTGGTAGAGAATATGGCAATGCCTTAATGGTTGTTGAGAACAATAACGTTGGCTATAACATATTAGAAAAGTTGATTGATATGGATTATCCAAATCTATATTATTCAACAAAAAGTAGTCATGAATATGTAGAAGCAATGACAGCAGAAGTTCAAAATGGTGTTGTTCCAGGCTTTTCTACTACATCAAAAACACGTCCACTTATTATTGCGAAAATGGAAGAATTTATTCGTAATAAAGTAATTAATATCAAATCTGGTCGATTGTATCAAGAATTGGAAACATTCGTTTGGAACAATGGCAGACCAGAAGCAATGCGTGGCTATCACGATGATCTTGTAATGTCAATAGCTATTTGCTGTTGGGTAAGAGACACAGCTTTGAATGCAAATAAACGCGAAGCAGCCTATACAAAAGCCTTATTAACGTCTATGATGAAGGCGAATTCCAAAATCAATACGCTTCTTCCAGACCAGCAAGGTTATAAAAAGAATGAAGCACTAGATCCATTCAAAGAAGATATAGTTAAAAAATATCAAGAATTAAATTGGTTAATCAAGGGATAAAATAAATGGCAGTAAATAATAAAAACAGTCCTTCAGGTAAGAATACAAAGAATTCAGAATCAACTCTGTTTAAGAGATTGACACGCTTACTATCTGGACCAATTGTAAACAAACGCGCACAATTCTATCGTCAAGAAAAGCGCAAAGATTTAGATAAATACAGCTTTAAATCAGCTTCTGGTAAAGCATTCCAGAAAACTGATTATAATCCATTTGAATTTATTCATACGAATATGATGAAGAATCATAATCGTGGTGAACGTTATGCCGAATTCGACCAAATGGAATTCACACCAGAAATCGCATCAGCAATGGATATTTATGCCGATGAAATGACAACTTGGAGCCAACTCCAAAAGATGTTACGCATTGATTGCGATAACGAAGAAATTAAAAATATCCTTAACAACCTTTATCACAACATTCTTAATCTAGAATTCAACCTTTTTGGTTGGTGCCGTAACATGTGTAAGTACGGTGATTTCTTCCTATATCTTGATATAGATGAAGAATTGGGTATTAAAAATGTAATTGGTCTTCCACCACACGAAGTTGAAAGATTGGAAGGT